ATAGATGAAAACCAGTTTGTTACTATGCCTAAAAAAGTTACAGCTTCTACTTCAGCTAATATTAGCCAAGTAGCTATTACCTCAAGCTCTAATGCAGTAGCTTGGGACGCAAGAGCTGCCGCAAACGCATATCATGTTACAACTGAGAACACCACGTTTTCGGCCCCCAGTAATGCTGTAGAAGGTGCAATTATTTCTGTAGAAATAGCACAAGGCGGTACAGCCAGAACAATCGCTTGGAATACTGTCTTTGAATTTGCTGCCAGCACAGCTCCCACGATTACAGCTACAGCCAACAAAACAGACATTCTATCATTTAGATACAACGGATCAGTTTGGCAAGAAATCGGTAGAGTTCAAAATCTAGCACAAACCTAATATGGAAACGCTACAGCGTACAGCAAATAGAGGAAGCCTATCTACTGGGTATGAGATTGATAACTCTTGTAAGTTTGAAGCGTCTAATGATGAAGCCATAGTTACTACTAACCAAGCTTCAGGTAACCAAAGAACTATGACATTTAGTGCTTGGATTAAAAGAACCAATGCTATCACTTCTGTAGCAGAGTATATTTTTGGTGCAGGCGAAACAGTCATGAGATTCAATACCTCTGAAGCGTTACAACTTTACACAACAAGCTCAACATATTTAGAAACAACTCAAGTTTTTAGAGACACAGCAGCTTGGTATCATTTAGTATGGATTATGGACACAACAGACTCCACAGAAGCAGATAGAAATAGAATTTATGTAAATGGCAGTAGGGTTACATCTTTCAGTAACGCATCCTATCCAACACAAAATACTGATTTAAACTTAGGTGGTCAAGGAACAAGTTCAAACTGGCTACAACTTGGAAGATGGTATGCTGGTGGTAGAGAATTTAATGGCTATATGGCAGAAGTTCATTATCTAAACGGAACAGTTGCAGAACCATCAAATTTTGGTGAAACTGATTCTGATAGTGGTATTTGGATTCCTAAAGAATATACAGGTGGCAATTATGGAACTCAAGGGTTTTACTATAAGTTTGACGATTCTTCAAACATGGGAAAAGACTCAAGTGGTGAGGGGCATGATGCCAATAGTTTAGCTAACATCACAGCAGCCGACCAATCAACTGACACACCTACTAATAATTTTACTACTTGGAACACAATAAGAAGATACAATCAAGGCACTACACTTATTAAAGATGGCGGAACTGTAGTAGAGAATAATTTTTCAGGCGGTTTCAGTTCTGTAAATAATAATATAAGGTTAGGAAAGGGTAAGTGGTACGCCGAATTTGAAGTTTTAGAAAGTGGTAATTATTTGATGAATGGAAATGTAGATGCTGATTATATTGATGAAAGCCTTAATGGTGATTTTTACTTAGGTTCATTATCTAATAAAAAAGCGGGAGCAGGATACTACTCATCAGGAACTACTGGCAATGATGCTATTTACTACGAAGGAACTTATACAAGTTCAGGTGTTACAACTTCAGCAGGAGATGTGATAAGCGTTGCTATGGATTGTGATAACAATAAAGTTCATTTTGCTGTAAATGGAAGTTGGACAAATAGTAGCGACCCTGCCAATAATACCAATGGTTTTGCAATGACTGATGCTGAACAATATTTTGCTTTGGCTTCTATTGGGGATAAAGACTTTAAATCTAACTTTGGTGGTTATACAGCAGATACAATCTCAAGTGCAGCGACAGATGCCAATGGCTACGGAACTTTTGAATATGCACCACCATCAGGCTTTTACTCTTGCTGCACGAAAAATCTTGCAGAATACGGATAATTAATTATGGCTTATACAACAATAGATGATCCATCAGCACATTTTCAAGTTTTTACTTATACAGGTAATGGTTCACATCCTAGAAACTTAACAAATGATGGTAACAGCGATTTAAAACCTGACTTAATATGGACTAAAAATTTAACAGACGATGGTACCAACCATGTATTAGCTAATTCAACAATGGGTTTTGATGCTCCTAATTCACCAAGTGCAGGAGGACAACTAGCCACTGATTCAAGTGGTGGTGTAAATACTCCAAATGCAACTTATGGTTATGTATCTGCAGCTTTGACAGATGGTTTTACAGCAGCAGCAGGTGGAACTAATGGTGATACTTGCAATGCAAATGCTAAAGAATTTGTAGCATGGCAATGGAAAGCTAATGGTGGCACAACTTCTAGTAATACAGATGGTAATATTACTGCAACAGTACAAGCAAATCCTAGTGCAGGATTTAGCATTGTATTTTATACAGGTAATGGAACACAAACAGGAAAAACAGTAGGGCATGGCTTGGGTGCTGTTCCCAAAATGATTATCTCTAAAGATAGAGATGGAACATCCAATGTACCAACTTGGCGTTGTTATCACGAAGCAATTGGTAATACTAAATATTTACAAATGCCCCAAAATGATGCAGCATCAACTTTTAATGATTGGGATGATACAACTCCAACATCTTCAGTTTACTCAGTAGGTGGTGCAGGTGGTTATACTCCAACAAATACAAATAATACAGAATATATAGCTTATGTTTTTGCAGAGGTACAAGGTTTTAGTAGAATTGGAACTTATCCAGGAAACAATAATGCAAATGGTCCATTTGTTTATTGTGGATTTAGACCTGCTTGGATACTTATTAAAAAAACAAGTTCTGCAGGAGATTGGAGATGTTGGGATTTTAGAAGAGGGGTAAATGGTGCAACAAACAGAATACGATTAAATGCTACAGATAACCAAGATGCTGGTGCTGACCATCTTGAAATTTTAAGTAATGGATTTAAATTAAGAAGCACAAGTTCTTCTTCAAATAGTAGTGGAGATTTTATATTTCTTGCATTTGCGGAAAATCCATTTGTAACATCAACAGGTATACCAACAACAGCTAGGTAAAATAATTAATTTGAGGTAAAATAAAATTATGTGGGCATCAGTAGATACAAGCGATAACGTAACCAAGGTTTATACAAGACCAACAGCCATTACTTATGGGGATGTAAATTATCCGCAAAATGTAATGTCTTCTTGGTCAAATGCTGAATTAGCAACGATAGGAGTTTACCCAGTTTTTGAGGATACAAGCAATTACCAAGACCCTGCTTACTATATCAATACAGACGAAACTTTTACTTATTACGATAGCGTAAGTGTAAGCGGTATAACGTATACAAAAACAGTCGTAGGAGCTTACGGAACAGCAACGCCTAAACCTTTAAATGACACAACAACAACCGATCCTGCTACTGGTGAAACAACAACAAGCCCAGGCTTAAAATCAAACGCTATTACAACTCAACAAAATCAAGCTTATGGCTTATTACAACCTAGTGATTGGTATGTGGTGCGTAAGTCTGAAAATGGCGTAGCTATACCTACTGACTGGGATAACTGGAGGGAGTCAATAAGGACTACTTGCCAAAGCCAAGTAACGATGATTAACGCTTGTACAACGGTTCCTCAGCTACAGGCTTTGTATGTGTATAACGATGCAACGCCACCAGTTAGACCGTTACCTGAGTTCCCACCTTCACCTGACGAATCTTCATAGGAGTAAATTATGGATATATTAATACCATTAGCAATAGTAGTAGTAGTTTTAGCTTGGTCTGTAAAAAGATTCAAACCTGAGATTTGGAATAAAGTTACATCTAAATTTAAGCGTTGAATGAGATTGTCAAAGCTATTGAAACCATAGGAATACCAGCAGCAGGAGCAGTTGGTTTAGGTTATTTAGTTTGGACTCTTTTTAAATCTCTTATAGCAGACATCCACAAAAAACTTGATACGCAACATGCCATGATAGTGGCTCTAATAGATCGTATCCGCCAAATGGATAACGATATGATTCGTATTGACGCTATGGTTAGAGCGGCCATGAATCTACCACCTGATGTAAATCGTATAGCTAGATCTGACGGTAAAAAAGATACTAGAAAAGATTAGTTTTTTTAGTATATAATTCTTAAATGAACGCCAAATCAAGACCAACAACCGCAGATGTAGCTGCAAACTTGCACGCACATGAAGTAAAATGTGAAGAGCGTTGGAAGACTATATTTTCTGAAACTGCTGATATTAAAAGAGAAATGTCTGATATCAATCAAACTATGAAAATGGCCACTTTTGGAGTGTTTGGTTTTATAGGCGCTTTAATAATTGCTGTACTTTCAGGAATGTTTCCAGTTAGTTAATCGTATGTTTAACAGCAACGACAAGCTGTCTCCTCACTTTAGATTGCGTGAATTTGAAAAGTCTCAAATTGCAGATCGTTTCAAAATAGATAATACTGTTAAAGATGAAGAAGTTTACAACAAACTTATACTCTTATGTGAAAACGTACTGGAGCCTATACGCGTTCATTATGGCATACCTTTTTCTCCTAACAGTGGTTATAGGTGCCTTGATCTCAATAGAAGACTGGGAAGTTCAGACAAATCCCAACACACTAGAGGGCAGGCATGTGATATTGAGATCCCAACCGTATCCAATTATGAGCTTGGGATATGGATCAGGGACAATGTGGAGTGCGATACTGTTCTCTTAGAGTTTTATCAAGAAGATGTACCATCAAGTGGATGGGTGCATGTTTCTTATATCAGCAAAGACAATAATAGGAATAGGGCATTAAAATTTGATGGTAACCATTACACTACATTATGAATATAGATGAGCAAATGAAACGGTCTCATACAATTGAGATCAATCATAACGAATCAAAAACTTGGTATAACTTAGCTGAGGGTTTTGATAAATGGCGAGTCTTTCCTAGATTGCTTATTACTTTATATGGTTATGCTTTTTATAGAACTATAGAATGGTTTATGACCTTGCCTGACCCAACCAACGCACAATCAGCATTTGTTTCTGTAATCGTAGGCGCAGGTGCAGCTTGGTTTGGTTTGTATGTTGGAGGTAGCGCAAGAAAATGATAGATAAATTAATTGGTCCAGTTAGTAATATCTTAGATAAGTTTGTTGCTGATAAAGATCTAAAACAAAAACTAGAACATGAATTATTAATATCTATTCAAGATGCTAATCTTGCTCAAATCAAAGTAAATCAACAAGAAGCAGCGCATAAATCTATATTTGTTGCTGGCTGGAGGCCTTTTATTGGTTGGGTATGCGGAGTATCTTTAGCTTATCACTTTATATTTGCACCGCTTATAGAATGGATTTTAGTTTTATCTGGTAATACTGTAGACTTGCCAGAGTTTGACTTCTCGCAACTGTCCACTATAGTAATGGGAATGCTTGGACTAGCGGGTGCTAGATCATATGAGAAAACAAAAGGCGTAAGTCGAGAAAAATAAAATAAAATGTCTGAGTCCTCTGCTAGAATATCATTAGCAGGAGAATATCTAGCGGCATCATACTTGCTGAGATATTGTGACTCTGTAATACCTACACCTCCGGGACACAAAGCAGACCTTATTCTTGACCACGATAACAATCTTTACAGGGTTCAAGTAAAGACTACCAATACTGTATATGTAAGAAGAGACAACGATTATTATCGTTGGGAATTGCGTACAAGTAAAAGAACTGCTAATAACATTCGCCAAAATAAAGTGGTAAGATATGGAAATGGTCAAATCGACATGTTTTGTTTTGTTGCTTTGCCAATTAATAAAGTGTTTTTTGATGCGTATGATGGTACAAAAAATTTAACTGAAGTATCTAAAAGCATTAAAAGTTTAAATAAAATAGATTCAAGGGATTCTTTGCTTAAAGCTTTGTTAAAGATAAACAAAACACCAGAGCTAAGTCCTTTAGGTAAAACAGATTAATAGAATATGCCTTTAACAAAACTTACATTTAAACCCGGCATCAACAAAGAGATGACGGACCTTATGGATAAAGGCGGTTGGGCTGATGGTAATCTTGTTCGCTTTAGAAAAGGCTTGCCAGAAAAAATAGGTGGCTGGACTAAAAATAGTTTAAACACTTTCTTGGGAGCTTGTCGCGCCATGCTTGGCTGGGTTTCTTTATCTTCTACTAAGTTTCTAGGCATGGGAACCAACCTAAAATACTATGTTAAGGAAGGAGCTAACTTCAATGATGTTACTCCAATAAGATCTACAACCAGCGCTGGTGATGTAACGTTTGCTAAAGTGGGAACTGGAGATGCAACCATTACTGTAACTGATACAGCTCATGGAGCTGTGGCTAATGATTTTGTAACTTTCTCTGGGGCAGCATCTCTTGGTGGTAATATTACTGCTGCTGTGCTTAATCAAGAATATCAAATAGCAACTATTGTAAATGCTAACTCTTATACAATAGAGGCTAAAGATACTAGCGGCGATCCAGTTTTGGCCGCAGCTGGAGACAGCGGTAATGGTGGTGGATCTACAGTAGGAACCTATCAAATCAATACAGGTCTAAATGTTTATGTTCCATCCACAGGTTGGGGTGTGAGCACATGGGGATCTAGCACATGGGGTTCAGCGGCAGCGGCAAGTTTTGCTAATCAACTAAGATTATGGTCGCATGACGCATTCGGTGAAGATTTGGTTATCAATCCAAGAGCTGGCGGTGTTTATTATTGGGATACATCTAGCGGAACATCAACTAGAGCAGTAGATATTACATCTTTATCAGGAGCTAATCTTGCGCCAACTAAAGGCTTGCAAACTATTGTTAGTGATATTGATCGTCACGTTATTGTTTTGGGTGCAGATCCTATTGTTGGCAGCGCTAGAACAGGAAGCGTAGATCCTTTGCTTGTAGCGTTCAGCAGTCAAGAAAGTTTAACAGATTGGGAGCCAACAGCCACCAATACAGCAGGAGATATAAGACTGTCTTCAGGCTCTCAAATAGTTGGCGGCTTAAGAGCAAGACAAGAAATACTTATTTGGACTGATACATCTTTATATTCTATGCAGTTTGTTGGTGCTCCATTTACATTTGGCGTTAACCTAATTAATGAAAATGTTGGCATGATATCTCCTAATGCTGCTATCAATGCACCTAATGGCGTCTATTGGATGGCCCGAGATGGCTTCTATAAATACGCAGGAGCTGTTGAAAGGGTTACCTCTAGTGTTCTTAATTATGTTTTAGATGATTTAAATACAACACAATCATTTAAAATATTCGGCTTTAGCAACAAAGAGTTTAATGAGATAGGATGGTTCTATTGTTCTGGAAGCAGTGATGATATAGATAGATACATTACTTATAATTATTTAGAAAACGTTTGGAGCATAGGAGAGTTATCAAGAACAGCTTGGTTAGATGAGGGAATATTTGACAATCCACTGGCAACAGAAGGTTCAGGGAACAGCAGCATTTTATACAATCACGAGACTGGCTCAGATGCAGACGGTGTCCCAATGGACAATGTCTTTATTGAATCTGGTGATATCGATATTGACGAAGGTGAGCAATTTGGTTTTGTAAGCAGAATTATTCCTGACGTTAAATTTTTTGGATCCACCCCTACAAGCGGCCAAATAAATTATGTTTTAAAATCTAGAAACTATCCGGGCGAAAGTTTAACAACGAGTTCAACCAGCGATGTTACCAGCTCTACCACACAAAACTTTGTTAGAACTAGAGCAAGACAAATGGTGTTTAGAGTACAGTCAGATGATGATGCAAATACAGCAGTACGCACTGGATTTAAATGGAGACTAGGAGCTAATAGATTCGATATTAGAACTGATGGCAGAAGATAATGGCAAAGCTTCTTGATAGTAGGTTACCATTAGCATTAACTGAGGTTGATGCGAACATATTCAATCGGCTAGTTAGAATACTAGAGATTAACTTAGGAAAGTTTGACCCAAATTCGACACCACAGTTTAATGACAGTGAAATAAGCACCTTTGCTTTTAACGCTGGCGATGTGATATGGAATACATCTATTGGCGTACTACAGGTTTACACTGGCAACGCATGGTTGCAGCTACATACCCCTGTTAGCCCTCATGGTTACCAAGGCAATGCACAATTAGGAGTTGTTAGTATTAAAACAAATGGTGATATAACCTTAACTTTATGATAAATTAAGCAAATGGAACAATCGCAAGATTACAAAGGCTGGTTCTGGGATGATGTAAATCAGAAGATGTATCGTTGGCATGACTTACAACTGTTAATGCAAGAACGCGAACTAAAAAAACAAAAAGAAAATGGAAGACAAAAGTAACCTTAGAAAAATTTACGAAGCAATCAGAGGTGGAATTGGTTCCCCTATGTCAGGTCTTGGGCCAACACAAGAATACATGCGTGATATCCTTAAACCAGAAGGCTTTGATGAGCGTCAAGCACAAGCTGATATGAGCATTAGAGAAATGTTTGAGATAGAGTTTAAACGTGCCAGAGAAAGAGGCGATGATGTTTTTGAGTTTATGGGCAAACCTTACAACACAAAAACAAAAGAAGAGGTTGAAGGCTTTGCAACAGGCGATGCTGTTGGTTTAGTTCCGGGAGGTGGCATACCATCTATGATGATTAATACTCCTAATATAAGCACAGGTCAAGATATTGATTTCAGTGATGTATTTGACAAAGATGCACAAGATGAAGCGGAAGAAGATCTAGAAGAGGTTAATAAAAAAGAAGAAGAGGATAAAGAAAAAAAATCTGACATAGAAAAAATAGGAGAAATGTTATCTCTTGTTGCAGAAGCTAGTGATTTTACTCCTTTAGTTGGCGGTCAAATAATTAAAGGATCTCAAGCAAGCATACCTCAAATACAAAGATTTCAATATGGCGGTATAGCTGGTTTTGATTTTAGAGATTTTGATATTAACGATTATCTAGAAAATATTTTAGGCGTAGATACAGGCGAAGCTACAGAAGAAGATATGGCCACTGCTCTTGCTAGAGCATATGGCGCACCTTCAGAAGGCATAGGAGCTTACGCTAGATCAATGGGTTACAGAGATACAACACCTGGCTCTAGTATTAGTATTGATGCTAAAGATGTAACACCAGATGTTTATAGATTCTATCCATCTGAAGTATCTAAAATTTATTCACAAGCCAAAGGAACACCTTTCTCACCATTGGTAGCACCTCCAAGAGAAGCTACTTTTGTAGATGATCTACAACCTAGGCGTATAGCCAGTCAGTTGTATGCTAAGGATGGTACTTTTGTAGAAAGAGACCAGCTTGTCACCGGTCCCGGTGGAGAAAAAGGTGATCAAATCCCTGCTATGCTAAGTGATGGTGAATTTGTAACTAACTCAGCAGCAGTAAGAGGCATGGGTATAGCGGCTGGCGCGGATCCTAACGATGAATACGAGCAAAGACTATTAGGCGCTCGTGAAATGTACAAGATGCAAAAATTCGGAGAAGAAATAGCTCAACAACTTGTATGAATCTAACCTTAGAAAAGGTAGAACCTATACCAGAAAACGGTAAACGCATAGCTGATTTTTTAGCAGAAAACTTTTGGGCAGAACATTCTCTGTCAGGCGAAGGATCTCCACCCATTGAATGGGGCAGAGCATCCTCTCACATAAACCATTTCTTGTTTAATGGTATTGTGTATAATGTACTAGATGGTGATACAATCATTGGTAGTATTGCTGCAGGACCAGATGACTATTGGTGGTCAGCAGAACAATACATTGGCGATGGTTGGTTTTATGTGTTACCTGAATACAGGAACTTAAAAGACCAAATCCCACCGTCACATCTTTTAATAGATGCAGTAATAGATTATGCTAAAGAGCAAGACAAGCCTTTGATTCTTGGCATTTTTAACCTAGAAGGTGTAGAAAGAGCTAAGAAACTTTTTGACAAGAAAGGCTTTCACCAGATAGGCGGTATGTATTATAGGAAATAAATAGAAGATGTGTCTCAGTAAAACAAAATCAGCACCTCCAGCAGAGGTCATAACAACCCCACAAACAGGTTATAGTTTTGTTTCTCCTTACATGGAGGACTATTCTCGTAGATTATTATCATCTTACTTTGGCGCACCTGGTGAATACGAAGGTCTTATATCTAGACCAAGAGATATTCCTATCGAGCAAACTGCTGGGCTTACTCCTTTACAAATTCAAGCTCGACAACAAGCAGGTCGAATGGGTGAATATCAACCTTATCTAACTGAAGCTGGTCGACTCTTCGGTAGACAAGAGAGAGCTTTAGATGAAGCTTATGGATATTTGCCGGGTGCCCGCGAAGCAGTTACTGGCGGCCTTGGCGCATTACAAAGAGCAGAGCAAACAGCCATGGGTACTACAGGAATGTACGATCCATCTATGGCACAAAACTTTTTTAATCCATACGAAGATCAGGTTGTTCAGCAAACATTAGAGGATATAGGCAGACAGTCTGCACAACAGGACATAGGTCTTAGGGATAGAGCTGTATCAGCTGGAGCATTTGGTGGATCTAGGGGTAGAATTACTCAAGAAGAATTAGCACGTCAAACAGGACGTGGTGCAGCTGAGGCTGTCTCTGGAATTAGAAGCGCTGGGTTTGGCCAAGCTCAACAACAAGCGCAACAAGCATTTGAACAACAACGTGGTGCTCAACAAGGACTTGCAACCATGCAAGCAGGAGTGGGTGGACAGCAAGCACAACTAGGCCAGGCTCTTGGTGGGCTTGGACAATTAGCTGCTGGCATGGGCGGACAGTTTGGACAGATTGGTGGTGGGCTTGCAGGACTAGGTCAGCAATCTCAACAGCAACTAGGCAATCAAGTTAACTTACTTAACCAACTCGGTCAGCAAGGCCAAGCTACTCAGCAAGCAGCATTATCAAGACAGTTTGCTGGAGCGCAACAGCTTTCTCAAGAACCATTACAAAGATTGCTCACAGGTCAACAGCTTCTAGCTGGATCTCCAATGGGAGGTATCTCTGGAGGTACTGGCACAAGCGCATATCAACGTGGTGTCTATCAGCAACCCACAGCATTAGGACAAGCAGTCGGTGCTGCTGGAACTATTGCTACTGGACTAGGCTCTTTAGGGTATCAACCTTTTTCTGACGTAGATTTAAAAGAAAACATTAAAAAGATTGGTGAATTAGAGCCAGGTGTTGGTTGGTATACATGGGATTGGAACGATAAAGGTAAAGCACTAGGTGCTGAAAGCGAACCAGCTGAGGGCGTACTAGCTCAAGAAGTTCTAGAAGTTAAACCAGATGCAGTCATTGTTCAAGATGGCTACTACGCTGTAGATTACAGCAAGGTGATGTAATGCCGGGAATAATGTCAGGCTTAGAGCCAGTAAGATTAAAAGACGGTGGCTTCCCAGATCTAACAGGTGATGGCAAAGTAACACAGGCTGATATACTTAAAGGCCGCGGTGTACCTGGCCTAGCAAATGGTGGAGATCCTAGGTTTATGAGCCGAGAAGGTTTCTTCAGCATGAGAGATGACCCTGAAAGACTTAACGTACGAGATATTACTGATTTTATTTTTGATCCAACCGATCCATTAGATTATGCAGCGGCAGGTATTGCAGCTACAGGTGTTGGAGTCCCGGCGGCCATAGGTATGAAAGGCTTGAACACTGCTAGAAAAGTTAAGAGAGGCCTTGGTGCTTTAGCTGGAATGGTTCCAACAACCATGCTTGCAAGAGAAGGTATAGAGTTTGCAAAAGGTCCTATTGAATACACTAAAGGAATTTTAGATCTTGTAACATCAGCACCAGAGGCGGCTGGTTCAATGAGAGAAATAGCGCAAGCATTAAAAGAAGATCCAAAAGGAACAGCATCTATTATTTATGAAACTGTTTCTGAAACATCTGGCTATCCTGTTGAAAGAGCAGAAGGTGGCATCATGCAATATGCTAATGGCACTGGAGACATGGGTGTATTACCAGCTAGTGCAAAGACTCCAACTGGCAGAAAGAAAAAAGCTGTCATGACTGTCATGGATATGATGGATGAGATAGCAGAAAAACTTCCTGCAAAACCTAAAAAGAAAACAAAGAAAGAAAAAGAACCAAGCGCAGAAGATAGAGAGATTATAGAAAACGCTGCTAAACAAAGAGAAGCAGAAGTTATAGCACAACAAGCTAGATTAGAAAGAGCTAGGATCAATAGAGCTAATCAGCCAACAGCGCCTCAACCAACAAGACCTCAAGCTCCTGTAAGAACAGATGCGCCTGAAGTTGGACCTCCAAGACCAGCACCAAGTCAAGGGGCTAATATTAATAAAGCAGCAGACGATGCTTTTGAAGGAAGCACTGGCGCTGAACGATCTATTCTTCAACAAATGAAAGACAGACCCATAGCTGGATTTGGTCTTAGGAATCCCGGCAAGACAGCCATAGCTGGTGGCGTAACAGCAGCGGTTTTTCCTCAAGGCGAAGATGAGCCAACAGTAACAGAGCAAGATGAAAGTGGAATTATAATAAGTGATGACAATGCAATAATTACAAATGATTCTGTAATCAACAAACCAACATATAATCCTGCAACTGATAATTCTTTAGCTTTTTATGTAAGAGAAGAATTAAAAGGCAAAGGATTTGAGGTAGATGACAAGGGTGAGTTTGTAACTAAGCCTAAGTTTTTTGATTACATAAAAGCATTACCAGCAGGATACATGGATAAAGTTGGAAACGATCAAGACTTTGCTAAAAAAATGATGGCAGGTTTTTTAAACATGATGAAACCAGTAGAGGGATATGTACCTATTAATCCAGCTGTTGCATTTGGCGAGGGATACTTTGGCGAAGAAACAAGACAAGCTGACATGTTGCCTGCTGATGTACAAACACTTAAATTTTTACAAGATAATCCAAGGTTTGCTGATCTTTACAAACAAATGCAAGCAGCTAAAGTTGGCATGACTCTTGGAGAAGTTAAAGAAGGTCAACCAGAATATGTGTATGAAACTTTGTTAAGAGATAAATTAGAAACTAGTGGTTACACTTCTGACCAATATCCTAATTTTATTTTAACTTATAACGGAAAACCAGTTGGACCAGGTTTTATAGGAGCTCAATTAGGCAAAGGTGTTGATGTTTACTTAGATCCCCTATTCGGAATACAAATAAAACCATCAGCCAGCGCCCCGTGATCTCATGCCATACATTACTTTTCCAGATGGCATCTCAAAATACATACCAAACAAAGATCCAGAAACAATAGAAAAAGCAAAAGCTGAACATGCGCTTGAGGTTGAATCTTTAAGCAAAGGCAAGGCTAATGTTTTGGGAGATGTTGGCAGGCAAACCGTAGCTGGTATTCAACAAGCAGTAAGGGGAGCGGCTGAAACAGGGGCTTCTGTTTATGATCTTTTTACTGATGAAGATCTAACCAAAGATGTTGGTGAATACTTTGATAAGATTGCTGTTGGTGAAGCTGAAACTACTCAAGGACAAATAACTAGATACTTAGTTCAATTCGGATTACCGGGCTTTGGTGTTGCGGGTGTATTAAATCGTTTTGGAAAAATGAATAAAGTTACTTCAGCTCTAGGTGGTGGACTAGCTGATGGAGCAGTAGCAACTGATGATGTTGAAACTCTTAAAGATATTTTTATAGATCAACAATCAGAATCAGATCAAGCAAGACTAGCAAGACTCAATGGTGCAGAAGCAGCAGCTGAAAGGTTAAAAAATAAATTAGAGGTAGCAGCAGAAGGTGCTGGTTTTATATTGGGATTACCACTAGCACTAAAAGCAACCAAGGAAACTATCTATGGAGCAACAGACTTATTAGCTCCAGTTGGATCTGTTGTGGCTAAAGGATTGACCGCAGCTAAAGGTGCATTGAAACCTGGTGAATTACAAAAGACAGCCTTTGATGCAAATCAAAACACATTACAAAAATGGTTTACCTTTGCTGGAGACAAGCCTGATCAATTAGTAGCACAAACAATGGCCGCAAAGACATCGCAAGTAAAGGCCATGCAAGATCAAGTTGACACTGCCTTTGATCAAATCATGAAGACAACACAAAGAAGTGTAGATAGTGGCAGACTAAATCAAACTAACGCTCTTGCTTTGTCTAGAAACATAGAAGATTTTATGTTCCCAAGGATAAGAGTTGACTATCAATCTCCAAACTTATCACGATCAGATAAAATAAAAAAAGCTAGAGAGATTCAAAAAGCTGCTGAACAAAATATTTTAGACTTAGAAAAACAATACATAGATTACCAAGGCTTGGGCTTAGGAGAAGGCTTAAAGATATCTACGTTATTAAAAAATAATAGAGATATTTTTGATACTTACTCTAATCAAGTTTTAAATTATAGTGATGAAGGTGCAGATGGTTTTATGCATTTGTTTATACCAGATGAATTAAAAAGTATCATTGCAGAGAATGCTGGCTTGTATGGAACAAGAGTCTATAGATCTATATTAGACAAAGGTTTTAAAGTTCAGCCAGAGTTTCAAGAAAGAGCTGTAAAAGAAATACAAGAAAGTTTTGGTGTTGACAGACAAACTGCACAAAGAGAATTCTTTGAACTATTAAACCCCGGTCCAAAAAATAAAAATGGTTTTGACTTTGAAACTAACGACATGTTAATGGAGGGATTGCAAAGAGAAAAAGGAATTCTTAAAGGCAGACAGCTAGATAACTTACCACAAGTAAGAAGAGCTTTAGGTGAAGCGGCAGGATACTTACAAACAGATTGGAAAAGTGCTCTTGCTAATACCAAGCTTACAGCAAATGTAACCTCACAAAAACTTTCAGGTCTTATAGGTAAGACAGAAATGTTTAAGCAGATCAAACAACTTGATGAACTCGCACCTCAAACAGGCGGTGTTAAGTTTTTAAAACCAAAGGAATTTGGCATAGATGCTGATGGCAAGTCAGCTAAAGAGTTAAGAGACTTTGATGCACAAGGTAATGCAATAGTATTCAAACAGTTTGATGAAGATGCTGGAGCCCTTGCTGGTTCTTATGCAAGAGCAGATATCTTTGATGCTTTGATGGGAGCGACAGCAGATATGAAAGCTCAATGGCCTGTTCTCGGAAAGCTATACACTGGCATGTTAGCTGTTAAAGCTGGATCACAATATGGTAAAACAGTTTTATCTCCCGGAGCACAGGTAAGAAACTTTACCAGTATTCCATTCTTCTCATTGCTTAATGGAAATCTTGGAAGCACTGGTAGATTTGTTGACTCTGTTCAAACAAGTTTTGCTGGACTCATGGATCCTAAAGGAAAAATTTTAAGAAAAGATAAAATAGCTGAACTTATGGAAGAAGGCATTATGCAAAAAGGTGGTGCTCAACTTGGTGAAACTTTAGAAATTGCAAAACTTGCAGCTGAAAGAAGTGGATTAGTTTCTGGTGTAGGCAAAGCTGTAGATAAATCAGGCGTTAGATTTTTTGAAAAAGCTTATGGTATGACTGATGATGCTGGTCGTGTATTTAATTATCTAAGTGAAAAAGAAAGAATGCTTCAAGCATTATCGAAAGCTCCAGAGTCAGTGGTTCCAATAGAGTCAGCAAAAAATATAACAAGGTTTGCAGATTTGATTGAAGGATCTAGAGGTGGTGCAATTATAAGACCGCAAGATATTATTAATAAGTATGGCCAAGAAGGATTGGAACAATTTGCTAGATCAGAAGCTGGAGAGATTACTTTAAACACTGTGCAGAACTATCAAAGAGTTGTACCATTTGTTTCAGAAGTTATTAGAAGATCTCCCTTTGGTAACTTTGTCGCATTCCCATCTGAGATTATAAGAAATACTACTAACGCTGTAAGTAGAGGCATAAAAGAATTGGCTAGTGACAATCCAGAGCTACAGAAAATTGGAATGCGAAGATTGACTGGTGCTGTAACAACTACAGCAGCTATGCCCACAGCATTAACGAGTTTAGGCATGGCATTAACTGGAGTAGCTAAAGAAAAGATAGAAGCCTATCAAAGAACTGGAGCAACTCCTTGGGATAGAACAGGAACACTAATACCTATTGCTTCTGACAAAGATGGCAATCCAACTCAGTTTTTTAATTTTAGTTATATGAATCCATACGACTATTTAAAAAGACCGATCAACAGAGTTTTTCAAGAAGTGGCAAATGGTAATAGAGATGAAGAATCATTACAAAAAATATTATTTGATTCTTCGATGGGAGTTATTGGTGAGATGGGGCAAAGTTTTGTTGAGCCAGCATTTGCTGCTCAAGCTGTACTTGATGGAATTAATGGAACAACATCAACAGGTAAAAAAATATGGGGTTCTTCAGACAGTATGGGAGATAAAGTTGCAAAAGGTTTTTACAATTTTATCGACACAGCATTACCAACAATTACTCCATATAGAATAGAGCCTGACCTAACAACAAAAAAACCTATTGGCATATCTGCTCCTGGCTTTACTCCTAAAAATTTTCCAAAGGCTGTGTTTGGTAGCACTGATAAAAAAGGTGATGATCAAAAAATATTAGACCGAATGGGTAATGAGATTGATGTAGCTGAAACAATGGTGCAAGCATTTACTGGATTTAAAGTTGTTAAACCTCAGCTAGAAAGAACTGTAAGATATAGAGGTTTTGAAGCAAACGATGCAATCAGAGATGCTACCAATCAATTTAATAGATTGCTTAGAACCAATGATAGAAAGACAGCAGAAGAATTTTTACAGGGATATATTAATCAAAATGAAAATAGATATAGAGTATTAAGAGATCTATATACAACCATAGAGGATGCTAGAACTTTAGGATTAACTGATAGGCAAATAGAAAAACAATTAAAAGATGCTAAAGTTGCTAACTATAAAGATGTTATGAGAGGAATATTCAGACCAATAGATGTTAGCAGAGATCTAGTAGAAGCTTCAAGGGTTGGCGAAATAGGAGTTCCTCAGCCTATTAGTAAAGGAATGTTTGACTTATCTAAAAAGGAGTTAACTCAAGGTTTAACTGGTCAATACTTAACACCAGATGTTAGAGCTCAAAGAGCATCGCAAGTTTTAAGAGAAGAAGAAGAACAAAAAATATTAACAGGCACACCCTAGAATATATCAACCACCAGTTCACATCTAGGATCATCTTTATCTACACCACCAAACTTATAAACAACTTCCTTTACTTGTTTGAAGTCATCGTCTTGTATGATCCCAGCTTTAACCAAAGCATCACAAGCGAACTTATCTATGACTGAACATGGATTACTTATGTCAAGTCTTCGATTGCTCCTAGCATAGTAGGTGTAAGTCAATCTAACTGGCTCACTAAACTTAGGTAGGTCTTGTATCTTTTCTACGAGATCTTCTGAGTATATTTTTTTTGCTGTAGATAAAACTCTATAGTGTGCATTTCTATAGTTGTTAAGATTTAAAATAAATTTTTTTTTCTTTGAATAGTAAACATCCAAAGGTAGTTTGATTTGCATTAGGTTGATGGCCTAGTTTCAATCCAAGGTCTGATCTCTTTAATAGAAGCGCCATTAAATACCTTCTTAACTTTATCGCAAGTCTCTAAAATCTCTTCTGGGAATCCACTGTTTACAACTTCAATTAATTCTTTGCTAGAAAAAAAGTTTTCGCCCGGCGTGTTAAGGTTCTCGGCTACGTTAACAAATCTAATCTTGTCCTTCTCGTATAAAACCATATCGTCATCCTTCTCCATAACATGGGCTGGTATTAACTCAGGTATAAAGTTATGTCTTGCACAACCTTTGGTTTGTCTGTCTTCACTAATCTTTCTATCGTGCTGGGTGCAATGCCAATGTGCATCTCCCTTCTCAATATCAACCTTAGCAAACCTACAAGATCTACAATGAATCTTAGGTGGCAGTGCTCTACCTAGATAACAGGCTTGTTGGCCTGGTGTCATGTAGCTTTTGATTCGGTAATCTGTTTCTGGTATGTAGTTATCTGGTGGTGCTTCTGCTAGTAAAATACTTTTTGCTTTTTCTATTAAAGAATTAAAAGCATCACCATCATACTGAATGATTTCAGTATATAAGTCTGAGTTATTTTTGTTATAAACAATTGCAATGCATTGAGTAAATTTAAACAAGCCCATGTATAAATGTAACTGGGCAGCATACTCTTCTGACCAATCACAATAACTACCAAGCTTTACTAGGTTGTTAAAGCGATTGTCGTTGGCTGTCTTGAACTCTAACAAGAATGGATCTTTGGTATCAATCCCCGGAAAGTTTTGCCCTACGCCATCGATATGACCTTTAACGTGGCCTCCCAATGTCTGTGTCTCAAACTGTTTACCATTGCGAGCAACGTCAAAGATCTGAGCACCGGGAATCTTTCTAAGCTTCTTGATAAGATCATCCTCAACCACGTTGCCTAGATCAAGAAGTCTCAAGACTCTAGCAGGCATATCATCAGGCATAAGCCAGCGATAGCGCATCCAAAGTAAACGCTGATTAGGATTACCTATCTGACTGATACCTAGATAAAATCTTTGATGTCTCTTTTGCTGTAGTTCAACATCATCTAGTAAATGGTTTATATCTTTCATAGATCTATGTCCTCATTTTGTTTGGTTTTAATTCCAACAACGTTCTCATACTTACCTTGTTTTTGCACAATGATCTCAGAGATTGTATCAAATGCACCACTGTTAATTAATTCAGCGGCCATCCATGGTTGGCTTGGTGATCCCCACTTGGTAGTAATCTTTTTCCACTTACGCACTGCCATCTTATGTGCAGTGGGATGGCCAAACATTAGTGGCATCTTCTTAGGAAAGAACTCATCCTTCACCGTAAAAACTACCTGACAATACTCACTGCCATTTTTAGACTTGACCACAGATGCATAGATGTCCGTGATGGGTTTGTTTTTAGGGACTGATGCTTTCCTTTCATCTGATAAGACAGCTTGCTTCTCAGCCTTGGTACGCCTTGCTACTTCCCTTTCCTTCTTGGTCCAAAGAACTTTTGATTGTGTTGACTCAAACACTTGGCCGCACTCAATACATTCTTTAGCGGAAGGTGAGTTGATAGCATTACAGCTTGCACAAATCTTAGGCTTGTATCTTCCGGGAAGACTTTCGCCAGGCTCTACTTCATCTAGACAGCCATGCCTAGCTACGTTCTCACCGTAGTCAAGCAGCAAACAATTCTCCTTGTCATCATGCAGTCGCATACCACGGCCACACATCTGCACATACAAACCAATGCTTTGCGTTGGCCTAAGCAATGCTATACAATCTGTTCGCGGGGCGTCCCAGCCTTCGGTTAAAACCCCAACATTGCAGAGAGCATGAATCTTACCAGACTCAAAGTCTGCAAGAATCTTATCTCGTTCTTGGTTGGGCGTCTCCCCTGTAACCACAGCAGCACTAATACCATGTTGCTGTAAATACTGAGTCATCTTCTGAGCATGGAGAACAGAAACACAGAAGAACACCGAGGCTGTTCTGCCTTTTGTGTAGGCATTATCAATCCAATCACTTATAACTTCGATGATGGTTTCATCCACCATGGCTATATCTTCTAATTCTTTTTCCCGGAAGTCTCCACCTTTGAACTTCAAACTAACTTTGCCAGCATCAATGATGGCATTGTCGTTGACAGCAAAGGCAGACAATCGGCACAAGTAACCTGCTTGTATTAACTCTGGTATCGATACACTGTAGGCAAGACCTTTAAAGAAATGATCTTTACGATTGCCATAGATGTAGCCTTGACCCATGCGATAAGGTGTTGCAGTACAACCCATGACCTTCATGGACTGGCGTTCTGATAGGGTGTCAATGATCTTCTTATAGCGAGTGAGAGAACTAGGTGGCACGTTGTGTGCCTCATCAATAATCATGTAGTCAAACTTGCCAACCTTTTCTAATCTCTTAGGCGAAGCCAAGGTATCGCGACTGGCAACTAGAATTTGTGCATTGTGTTGAAAGCGTTTCATACCAGCAGCGAGTACACCCACCGGGGCATCTGGCCACACAGACTTTAGTTTGCTTTCAGCTTGAGCAACCAACTCTTTTCTATGAGCCATGATAAGAAACCTGGCCTTGGGGTTTTTGTTAAAGACTTCTTTAATGAAGTGTGAAAATATAATGGTCTTACCAGCTGCTGTTGGTAAGGCAATAAGCGCTGGGTCCTCAGGCTTGGTATCAAACCAAGAGTGAAGAGCATCTATAGCGTTGCGTTGGTAGTATCTAAGTTTCAATGAATGACTTTCTTTTGATCACGAGGTTGTATCAAAAGCTGCATTAACTCTTCATGTTCATAAGATTCGAGGTTATCCATTACTACCGTGGATAGTAATTGCATAGCGTCATAAGGCGTGTGTGAAAATTTAAAAGATAATTCAACACAGAATCTTGCGAGAGTAACTACAGCTGCTTTAGTATCTAGATCTTGTCTAGACCAATCATCGATGCACATGTGTAAATCTTGCATCACTTGATCACAGGTTCTTTCATCTAAAGAATCTAGGGAATTTTCTTTGTCTATCATTTTTTCTTTCCACATTTAATAAAGTTAGTTTAGCATCTTTTACTTTCTGGTCGATGTCAGTTGGCAAACTATCAAATGTTTTGTCCAAAGAATTCAACAAAGATTCCATTACGTTAATGAGGTTGTTGGCCTCTCTCTTGTCTATCAGCATATCTTTTCTCCAAAAAAGATGGGAATATTATTCCCGGTTTAGTTATAATAAAAAGGCGAGGAGTAACCAAAGCAAGGTTCAGGTCATTCATAGCTTTAGTTACTCGCTCGAGGATTTCACCAACAACATCACTCTCTCCTTTTAATAGGTCGACCTGTTGCAATGTCATGGTGAAAATCATTTACTTATCCCAATCAAAAGGATCTTCTTCTGATGAGCCACCACCACTAGGTGCTGGAGCTGGGGAAGGGGAAGACGTTGCAGACGAACCGCCAGCTAAAAACTTAGCGATCACATTCTTATCTTCCCACTTCGTACCATCACCCTTATCTCTGCCTTCTTCAATACGAAGGTTGGCATTGAAAGGGACACTCATCATGCTTTCAAGATCCTCCAAACCGAAAGCTTCCATATCAGGATCCATGCCCATGGCCTTTCTCCAGTTACGAAGCTTCCCTTTAGAGACGTTTAGTCCGTTGCCTTCAAGCATAAAGTTTTCCCAAACTTTCCTACCTGAATACTTCGGTCCCACAACTTCATAAGTTACACTCAGCATCTTATGACCTGTGGCTTTACTGTTTTTACTTTCCCATGACGCTGCTACCATCTCGTAGTCTCCAGCAGGCATAGGCCCAATCGAACCGCTGTCTTCTTCGACATCAGTTAAGTTTAGATTAAATAAATCATCCGACATTTTTCTTCTCCTTCATTTTAGATTTTAAAGATTCTTTGAAAGCAGTCATGAATGCGTTGAAGTCAAGATCCAATGGGGCGTTACCCAAGTCAACTCTACTCTTAGCATCGAAGGCTGCGGTGAATTTATGAAATAACTTTCGCTTGCCATATGACACTGCTCTGGTCTTTTCATTAAAACCCTGGCCACTAGTACGAGTTGATACCTCGTAGTTAGCAAACAGGTTGAAGTCTACCCATTCCCGGATCATCGATGATACCTTCTTGTGTAGACTCATCTCCCAACGATCATAGGGCTCACGCTC